ACCTCGCCTGTAACAAAGTCCTTAAATCCTAATCCAGCGGCCATTATTTCTCCTTAGTAACTAAGCACATTATAGTCTAAAGTGCCGTATATATTGTTATTTAGAATCAGTGCATCGATGACTGGTTCAAGGGTCGTAAAAAAGACCCTAAAACTGTTGGGTGTAATTTTGGTGGCTACCCCAAAGATTTGCAGTGTTTTGTCTAGGGTAGATCCACCTGGCTGAGTTGTAACTACTCGGATAGGATCAAAGAAATCTAACTCTAAGGCTGCAATAATGCCTGCGTTGTAATTATTGGTATATAGGTCTAATTCAATTCCGTTACACGTCACGCTGGTTTCGGCACGGCTAGCGACATAAGCCTGGGCATAATCTAGAGCTACAGCATCGGTCTGCATTAGTAGATCCTGCAGGTTATATGAGTGAATAAAGTATTTGTCAATAGATGGCTGATTGATTGCTGTCTGTGGTGATCCACCTGTACGGCTGATTTGGGCTGAATTGAAGATTAAGTCATCATCTAATTTCCAGTTGGCGTTAGCGTATGCAATACCTGTGCCATCATCGTTGAATGTAGTTACTGTGCCACCGATTGATCCTGCCGTTACTGCTCTATCTTGAAATACAAACTCTCCGTCTGTGTTCACATATAGCGCCCCATATTCGGATGTCGCTACTGTAGTCATCGCATCTAGGGAAGTACGTGCTGTGCCAGGGTCAGCCTGCATAGTAGTCAAACCTGCATCAACATCACGCATAGTCGCAGGCCAGTCGATCTGATCTAATATCTGATTGATTCTTGTGCCTGATAGATTTCCAGCGGTAGCACCTGTTACTGTAGATATTTGTGCATTTTGGGCAAGTCTAAAAGCATCTACAGCTTGTATGGTTGTATAGGCAACTTCTGTTGCATCCTTTGGTTGCGTATTAACATATGAAGTAATAAACCCTGAGAATAGGCTATAAGTAGTAGCACCATAGGTGGCAGAGATTTGCACCTTCTTCATTGGTGTCAGCAATTCGTAATATGGCCCTGATGGATTGGTTGGGTTAAAATCTCCATTTTGATCTACAATTCTTAAAGTAAGTGCGCCTGTTTGGAATTGATCTACTAATGCGTTACGGCCACGGCTAGTTTGTATATAGTTGATTTGGTCTGATACATCTACTATGACAGCTGCTGAATCAGCCAATATGTTTACGTCTAATATGCCAGTTCCTAATATCATCGCTTGAGCAAAACTTGGCCCAGTAGAAAAGTTAATTACAGCATTGATTGTTGGTACGGCCATTAGTTTGTAAGAGATCCCGCTGGTAGTAATTTGTTGCCTGACTTTAATAACTGCAATACGTTTTTCTGGATTACAGCTTCTAATTGCTGGTCGGTGATTATGGTGCCAGCGTTTACTGTTACGCCTACTGTTGGGGTACCACCAGTGGCGGTCTGCGCCTGTTGATTAGTCGCTCCTTGTGGCACTGTGTAAGTATAATTTTCAAAAGGTGCTATTTGGTTTTTACCTCTACCAGTCATATTGCCTAAAGCATCAAATAGTGCTGGACCAAAATTAGTTAAGGCAGCGGCAGCCTGGTATGCAGCTGAGGCTAGCAAATCGGTTGCAGTTTTGGCATTTAATTCTGCATTATATTTTTTAGCCAAAGCCTCGTTATTATCTAAGATTGCTAACTGTGCCCTTATACGTAGTTTGGTTTCTTCATCTGTAGCCTGGTTAAGGGCGACCATTAAGCCTATGCGCTCTAAATCAAACTTATCTTTTAGTTTATCTATCTCGCTGCGTGCCTTATTTGATGCAGTAATAATATTATATTCATCTTTTTTAGCTGTGGTTAGTTTCTTTTGAAGTATTAAGTCTGCTCTAGGATTGCCTGAGCCATAAGTAAATGGTGAACTAGGTGCTGTAGAATAATTTTTGCTGGCTACTTCTAATGCTCCAGTACCACCTACATAAGCAAATGCACCAGCGATGGCTTTAGGATTTTTGCTTGCTACTGCTAGCAACAATAAGGCTGGTTTAAACGATGGATTATTTACAACAGAAGCTATTTTATCGGTGAGTTTTGCTAGGTTAACTATGACCAAAGCAATATTTTCGGCCATATTCTTGAAATCATCAGATAGATTGGCAATAGAATTATCTTTGCTTAATATAGTTAATGCATCAACCAGGCCTTTGCCTATAATCTCTGTCGCATCAGCAGCTGCTACTTTGATTAAATTCATCTTGCCAGCGTAAGTGTCTAATCTCGCTATTGCTTGGCCTGCAAACTTCTTGTCAAGTGCGGCCATAATTTTGTTCATATCACCACTGGCTATTGTGGTTTTATCCAGTCCTGTACCTAATCTTTGTAATGCAGTGGTTGTCCCTGTAGCACCTTTGGCAATAGCGGCCACAACGCTTGCTAAATCTTTGCCTGTACCAGCACTAACGTTGATAGCGGTTTGTAGGGCTTGCTGACTTAGTGTTACTGATCCAGTGGCGTTTAATAAAGTCTGAAACGCTGGGCGCAATTCATCGTCTAATATGCCATATAGCCTTTGCAGGCTAGCAATATAATCTTCGACCTCGGTTACCTTAAATGCGTTGCCTGTATTTTCTAATTGAATTGCTAGTGATTTTGCAGCTGCTTCATCACGAGCAAATGCGTTAATTGCTTTCTTGCTAAAGTTAACTAGAGCTGCTGCGCTGAAGGTAACGCCAAAGGTACGGCCTAATGCTTTGACTGATTTGTCAAATGAAGATATATCTTGCTTGCCTTTTTTAAGGGCTCTACCATTCCAGGTGGCTAAGGCCGAGACGACTACGTTAGCCATTATGCTGCCTTTTTATCATAAGATTTATTAAAATCAACGGCAGTAGCATTGATAGCATTTAAAATTGCTTGGTATATTTTAGGGCTTTGGTTAGCAAAGGCTTTGTAAATTAAACGACCTTTAGTCTTTACGCCGCCAGACCTAACGCCTTTAGTCTTAGGCTGTGATGTTACTGGCTCTAATGCGCTAACAAACTGATACCCAGCGAAAGGATTGTTAGAGCTGTAATCACGGGTTGATCTTTTCTTGCCTGACTTCTTGCCTTCGTATCCTTGAACGTTGCCTAAATCTTTTAAGGTTGTACTCATAATAGGCGCTCTGCCTTGTGGATTTTTACGGCCAGCAGTTTCATAAATACGACCAGCTGCGCTTACGTTATAGACATAATTTTCTACTTGAAATCCATTTGCAAATTGTACGTTCTTGCCTTCTTTGTAACCTATGCCGCCTTTTACTAATGCCGCATTATATTTAGGGAATGGTCTGTAATCTAAATTGGCAGATGCAGGTTTGGCCCAACCAGATAAAACTTCAGCATCACTGGCTACAAAACCTTTGGACTGTTGTTCTACTCGCTTCATCAATGGCACTAAGGCTATTTTGATGCGATTGTACATATCTTCATCTATAAAGCTGAGGCCTTTTTGGACATCATCTACGCCTATTACCTCTACTGGCATTTCTGATCTCCTTAGCTCTATCCGTTAACACCTGGATTATTGCTAGATACATATCTGTATCCATATCAATAAACTCGCTAGGCGGTATCCCAGTTTCTACTGCTAACTGCGCAATAGTGTAAACAATTGAAGACCGCTCAGTTATTTTTTTTCTTCGTCTAACACCTCTACGGTATCTAGAGTGTCAATAAACTCCGTACCCCATAAAGGTATTTGTGCGCCAGCCCTGCGTAAGCATTCATAAGCAAGCCAGAATATCTCTGTTTGACGCTCATGCTCACGCAAGACCTTGCTAATTCCTGATCCGTACTTTAACTCGAAAGCGTACTCAACACCTGGTGTAATCTTGTGTTCAGATACTTCACCATTAGCCCTTGTTATCTTTAGCTTTGCCATTGTTACTCCTTAATTAAAATGCCACCGATGGGGACACTGTTACTGCGGAGTTTACTGTAAAGGACAGACTTGATGTTGCAACTTCAGCCACGCCACCTTGACCCAGTGGGGTTAGGTTGTTTACCAGGATCGAGAATTGGTAAGAAGGATTAGCTGCTGATACTACAGTTCCTTTAACGGTGATCACCGATACTGAAAGTGTTGCACCAAACGCTGCATTAAGTGTCTGCATTACCTGGCTGGCTGCCCAGTCATTGATAAAGTCGATGGAAAATGTTGCAGATTGAAGTCCAGCCACAAATTTATGTGAAGTGTCACCCATTGCTGTGACTTCTAATTCATCCACAATTTGATTAATCACGGCGTTTGTTACATACGCACTGATATCGATTGAAGGTGTTGTTGGCGCAGCGGCAGTAGCCAATTTAACGCCAACGTTATTATTTAAGTATATGGCCATTGTTATTCCTCTTCTTTCTTAGTTGCTGTTGGTTTTGGTGCGTCTTTAATTTGGCCTGTCTTTATTAAGAAGGCTAAGTCTTCTTCGTGTGTACTCATTTTAACTCCAGCTCGTTAGGATTGATAGTGTGATCTCTGCGGTTAATAAATCTCCACTAGCTGCATTAGTTATAGCTGGAGCGGAGACACTTGATATGTTGTAAACCAGGGTCGATGCCGCTAGTTTAGTTACGACTGCCACAATAAAGTTTTCCATACCTAGCAAGTTGCCTTGATTGTCAAATGCAGGTGTAGTTATTAAAATTTTAAAATTAGCCAGAGGTGAAATGCCTGTCTGGCTGTTATTGTTCGGAATTATGTATGGATCAGATGGGGTGACCACAACGCTGTTTGCGAGCAAAGTTGCTGGCGGGAATGCAAAGGTAGACCATACTCCAGCGTTTGCTAAAGCGGTTGCTAGCGTGCCACGTAAGGTGCTTATT